GACGAATTCCAGCACCATGATATAGGTGACGATCGGGCGCACGGACCCGCGCAGGGCATCAACCCATGTGACGCCGGTCGGCCCGTCATTTTTATGCAGGCTTTCCGTCTCGCGGATATCGGCCTCGATGTTGATTTCCTCCAAGCGCATTTTATGGCCGCGTTCCTGCATGGCCATCTGCTTGTCCATGACCTGCAATTCGTGCGCCTTATCCTGGCGGTCCTGAAAATATTCCATCACTTTTGGTAGGAACGACGTGCCGAAACCTAACAACGAACCAAATAGCGAAAGCATTACGTCACCTCATTTCGTCAACGTCGATGTCCCGGAAAGAGATAGTCAAAAAGTATGACCGCCCCCAATATCGCTGCAGCGCCAACCACCGTTAAAAAAGCCTTGCGACCGGCCGCCTCAATCAATTTTCGCCAACGGCGCGCGTGGTCCAGGTTTGCGCGGAAATCATTGACGTGTTCCACGTTTTCAATATCCACCCCCAACAACTGGAAAGTGACTTTCAACGCGGACTTTGCTCCCGCTTCGCCGGCTTCCTGGGCGATGGCTTTGATCTCTTCCCGACTCATGGTCACGGCGTTACTCCCGTTTGTTTTTGGTTCGTGACTGGACACAATCTGAGCCTCGTCTATAGCTGTGCCCTAAGCGCCTTTTTAGCATTGAGTTTATCTAAGGTCGGCTGCGCCACCACACCCCCGTTACCGATCAGGCCATCTAAAAAATCTTCATCCAGACGAGATATTATGGCATCCATGGCAGCAAGCTGCTGGGCGATGGTTGGCGGCACTACAACAGCCGCCTCGGCGTCACGTTCTGCGCGTGTTTTATACGCGGGCTTGGCCTTCTCGGCGTCATATTTAGGCTTAATCCTAGCCACTTTGTTTTTCAGCATAGCCGTGGCGTCATCACCAAAAGTCTCGACGGCGTGGGCCAGCCATGCGTCGGGGTCTACTACCTCATGCGCTAGAATAACTCGTTGTTCTGATGTCAATGCCATTTCAATCTCCTACGTAAGTAAAATGCCGCCAAATTCAGTGTACCCGCGACCGCCGTTTAAGTCGTGAACGTCACCTGCCTCGCCCGTTCCTCGATAGGTAACGTAAGCGGTGTCGGCGGCGTCCATATCAACCATCATTGTCGCACCAAAAACAGCCACGGTGAAAGCTGTTGAACCAGATGCATGACGGCCAAAGGGCATGAATGCGTTGGATGTAACTAGCCTGACTTCAATATATGTACACGCAGTCGTTATTCCCGAAACATCCACCTTGGCATATAGTAAGTATCGGCCAGTCACCGGAGCCGTAAAGGTACTTGACGCAAAATCAGCGTTCTGATCGAATACCTCTGTGCCAAACAAGACTGTAGTAGCCGTCCCACCATTGCTTTCCACATTGGTCTGATCGCCAGTTGCGTGGGCCAAAAAGCAAGGCTGCGTGGCGTTAAGAGCGATGCCGTTGGCATCAACGACGATGCTGTCGTGGTTATCTAAGCCATTAGCGGTAAAAACATTGGTAGTAGCATTGAACTGACCAATAATTATCCAGTCCGTTCCGTCATATAACTTGAGTACCCAGGGTGTGGCGGCAGTATCAAGCCAAAATTGGTGGGTTGTTGGTGACGCTGGCTCGGTCGTCCCGGAACTATTTGAGGCGAGAGCCAGCAGCCCAAGGTTCAAATCAGCACGCAAAGCGGCATAGCCTTGGTTTGCTACGTCCATATCGTGTTGGCTCATGATGCTACTCCATATCCCTTGGCTAGATAGTCGAAAGTTCGTGACACACCGGCACCGGCCGCATTTTTGAATTGAATAGTAAAGCCTGCAGCCGTCTTGGAGGTGATAACAAAATAATCGCCAGTCGCCAAATCTTGCGCGGCTATGCTGATTCCTTCAAGAACTCTATACGACGGCGAGAATGTTACAACCTCGCCGCCCGCGGCGGCGCTGATATCATCGGCGGCGACCACCCGATCCGGCATGTCGATCGTAATCGATAATTCCTCGACGACCGGCGTAACGCCGGCATTTAGTGTTGACAGTATGGCCTGGAACTGTAGGCCCCGCGCCCGATAATCACCAAGAACAAAATCACGCCAGGCGCTCCATACCGGCGAACTGGCCGGATCATCAGTTGTTGTGCGGATTTGCAATTTGACGTTTACTTGCGACGGCGTTTCGCCATCGAACAATCCGACACCATCATCAAAATTACCGACGCCGGCATCAAACAGATTCGCGTAGTCTAGGGCGGTGATTTTTATTGATGCCGTGATTTGGCTGGTATAGGACGCGCCAAGGTCAACGGTATTTGCAAAGCTATACGTCCCGGTCGCCGCGACGGTGCCACCGCCGCCATCAAACAACCCAACTCCATCATCGAAATTTCCAACTCCATCATCGAAAAGTGTGGAAGTGTCGAGTTTCAATATATTGTCGACCGCCACGACATTCGATTTTGCCCCTGAAAATGCTGTATCTTCCGTTTCCGTCTGGATAACATTGAGCCCGGCTAGACTGCCTATTGTGGAACTTATCAGCGTGGCATTTGTGCTTTCGTTTCCTTTCATATCAACCGCCTTGATCAGATAGGTTCCTATCAATGAGGGCGTGTCGATGCTGGTCGCCGGCCGCCCCACCCTCGGCACAAGATCAATTGATTCGCCCCATGACGCGCCCGTTACTTTTTTTGACCACCGAAGCCTGTAATGGCTAAGATCAATATCCGTCACCGCCGCCCAAGTGAGATGCGCGGTAGACGCAACAAAATTAACGGCAAAGTTTGTGACATCTTCCGGTGGGGTCAACTGGCCGGCCGGCGTATAGCTAATTTGCCGCCAGCTTGCAGAGCGCACCCCAATGCGGTTAATTCCGCTTGCTCTAATATCATAGGTGATTTCGTCTTCGACCCCCTGTATTTCAAAGCGAGTCCCGTCGTGGCGTCCAGCGCCGATCCACAGGGTTTCGGTCGATTTTTTGTACTGCAATTCGTATTCGCCGACAAAAATATCCGGGATCGCGGTGACGTCCGCGGTCAGACGAGTGGAAACCCCGCCCGAAGCGGAAACCACCAAAGCTTCGGTAATTGTTATGCCGCCAGGCGTTGCAACCGAAAACGGATCCGGCAGATTGGTATTCGGCGCCGGATCCAGAATGGTTTCCTCGGCCGACCATGACCACATGGCATCCGCTTCCTCACGAAGCGTTAGGTTGACGCCCATATCTTCACGAAGCTGCCAGCCGACGATCCGGAATTTCTTTGCCGACCAGCCGAAATTGGTGTTGGTGACGTTAATGGTATCCCAGATCTTGAGCGCCAGGGCCGAAGGCTTTGCCGGATATGAAGCCGACATTTGCTGCCGGGCCCTCTCCAATTCGATTTTGGCTAGGCGCTGTGCCATGGGATTGGACGGCGTAAATGGAAGATCCACCTGCTTGACGATTTGATAGCCGCCATCAGCCGTTTCATAGGTGGCGTTGGTGATCGGCGCCGCCGTTGTCGCTTGATATTCTTCGCTGGGATCCACATAGACCGCCTTCACCGCATTGAATATCTCGCTTCTGGACAACCGCGTTTGAACACTGATTCCACCTGACAGATCGTCTTCCGTCAAGGTGACCGTGGCCGTGGTCGCTGCGCCGGCGTGAATTTCGAACAGGCCGCCCGTATAGGTCATCGTGCCGGCAAAGCTTGAGAGCATCGCCTCTATCACCTGCGATGGACGTTGATCAAGGTCCACGGTGCCGGACATTACATAACGGCTTTCGCTGCCGCCAGCCGCCAGGGAAACGCTTTCATCGCAGACGTTGGCGGCCGCGCTGACAGTCGTGTCGTTGATGTCGGCCGCGGCCACTTCCAGATAGGTGACTTTGTAGTCACGCAAGCACAATGGCGGATTGTCCGAATACGCCGTCGACAGATCTCGGGGATCGTAGACTTTTTTTCCTCGAACCAACGCCCGCACCTTGGGGATGCCGTCTGGCCAAACGTCAGCGTTATACAAAAAACGGCAATGCAGATAGGTAATCCCGTCCAGCCTATGTAGTGACGTCCAGCGGCCGCCCGAATTAGCCACCAAAACCGCATCGGCCGCTTGACCGGCGGCGCCCAAATGCTCATAGACCCAGGCGTGGGGATTGCCGTCGCTCTGATATTTCGTATTTGTGACCACATTAGAGGCTATAGTCAGAAGCGTATCGTTGAAATAGACCGCCTGGATGGACGAACACTCACAACCCGCCAGCGCAATGACCAGCGACAGGAATTCATTTTCCGTGCCCGACGAGTCCGCAAATACGATATTGCCGGAAACCATCGTTTCCCCGTAAATGATTCGCCGGGCCTGGGTGGGCTCGCGAATCATTTCGGTCCGGCCGCGCGCATCCTCCACCGTGCCGATCGAGCGTTGCTTTGGCTTCGGCATGATAGCGGACATGAGTTGCGAAATGGCAAGGCTGACCAGAACCTTAGTTAAGATTGTCCCGATGGTCATCGTGGCAAATGTTGACGCCGCATAAGCGGCGATTGCTGCACCTATTGGGGGCATGTCATCCTCCGATGCGCCAGGCGCGGCGGCATTCCAGCAAGGGCCTTCGGGTCAATCCAGACGCCAGACTTACAAAAGTGGCATCCTGGCCGAGTACAATTCCGAGGGCCGGCCCAACGCTTTCAATATCTATCAGGACCACATCGCCACGGCGCGCAAAGGCCACCGGCGTTTCCTTAATGTCGTGCATTTCCGCCATCTTGTCCGCCATCTCTTCGACCCCACCGCCGGCGAACCTAATCATCTGGCCGGCCGCGCCGCGCGCCGTGCGGTATTTACCTCTAAACGATATTGCGAGATCTTCGCCGGTCAAGGCAAATACAACATTCATCGCGAACAGGGCGCAATCGTGGCTGCCCCATTCGAAGCGTTTGTCCTGGGCCTCGGCGACCACTTCCTGCAGCCGCTCGGGCCAATCATTAAACCGGATCATACGCCGAATCCATCCAACGGGCCGGTTCCGCCTTGGTTACGACCGCCATAAGGGTCTTCTGATCCGCCAAATTCGGGCGGAACGCCAACAATGCCACCGCTGGCTGGCGCTGCGCCGGCGCCGCCTTGTCCGCCGCCAGGGGGGAGCGTCGAGCGGCCCCAAACAATCACGGCCTCTTGCATGGCGGGAACATACTCCAATCCGCGATCCCCCGGATAGAGCGCCTGTTGATCGTTATTCGTCATATACAGGACGTTGTTGGGTCGGTCCAAGTCAACCAGCCGGTTTTCCGCGGCGACGACGATTGTGGCATTCTCGCCATCATCGGAAAGCGCCATGGTATCCATGCGCCCGGAAAAGACCTGGACCGGATCTGTTATCAGCGCCCAGTTCGAATCGAAGAAGGCAATCCAGCAAGTGCACGCGCGGCCCTGGTAATCTTCGTCTAGCGCAATGGTGATCAGCGACGACGGAATGCCCGACAACGTGAACGTCAGCCCGGTTGCCTTGATCTCCGTCGTTTCCTCGATCGCACCAATGCCGCCCAAACTGCCGGCCCCGGTGAAGGTATCGCCGGACCAAACCAGGGGCCCGATGCCGGTCCAAAAGCGAATAACGCCGCTATCGAAGTTGAAATACGTCAGCACCGCGGCGCGGATATTGTCGTCGGCTACGGCGGTCGCTACGGCGGCGGCAAGGGTACGGCTCATAATGATTCCACCGCTTGAAAGTTAAATCCGTAGATCTTGCCCTCGGAGACATCCCAGCCCACGTCGTCGCTGGCCAGGCGCATGATGACCTTGGGCGCCGTCGTGGTGATCGCGGCGCTATCAGAGGGGCTTTCACGAAGGGGCGGCTCGATCGCCAGGGTAGATAGCCCCGCGCCATCGGAATTTGCATCCTCAACAACCATGTGAAACCGGCTGTTGACGCCAAAATAATCACCGGCCAACAAGATGCCGGTCTGGTTGATCGTCCATCCTTTTGTCAGCAGGGCATAGCCGGTCTGCGAGGCGCCATTGACCAGCGGCGTTCCAGGCGCGGTGCCCCGCGGCGCTGTTTTGGCCATGTCATATCCGTTGAATGTCCCGCGCCTTCCTCGCAAGCTTAGAAAGAAGGCCTGCCACGCGGACGCCTCGGCCTCGGCCATGGGCGGCAAATCGAATTCGCCCATCCATAACCGGCCCGGCCGTTCCAATACCTGCTCAGTCTTGGTCAGCGGCGAGGAAAAGACGGTGGTATTAGACATCAGGCCGAATCGAACCCGTTTCGCTACGGGCGTCGTCGGCAATGCCAGAGGATAGGAAACAGCCATCTTGTCCTCGTTTATCGTTCGGTTTGCGTTATGCCCATCTGGTTTACATCATTCCAGGCACAACAACCAGATTAACGGCCAAACGCCTTTGAAGCCGCTCCACCCCGGCTGGCCGCGCGCATGGTCGCACTGACTGCGCGGCGCTCGACCACGTTAGGGCCGGCCAGGCCCATGATCAGACTTTCCAGGCGAGCAAGGCCGGCCTGATCAGCGCCGCGCGCATCAATATTGAAGACGTTGCCACCGCCATCTCCGCCGCCGTTGGGAATGATAGTCCCCGATTTTCCTGGCGTGAATAATTCCGGGCCGCGCTCCCCGACCATATAACTCGTATTCGCCGACACTGGCCCGCCGCCGGCCCGGGCGCCGCCAAAGCTTCCGGCATCAATGGCCAGCGGAACTTCCAGAACGCTATCAAGCCCGCCGCCGAAACCATCGAACGCCGCTCCGAGGCCCGACTTGAAAATGCCACTCAAGAAATCCGCCCCGGGCTCGGTAACGGCTTTCCGGAGAAACAAACGCGCAACGTCTTGTGCTAATCCACGCAGAACATCCGACAATTTTTTACCGCTGACCACGGCATCTTCAAAGGCGCTGCTAAACGTCAGGCCCAGTTCTCTGGCTGAGTCCTCGTTTTTCTTCGCCTGATCATCGACCTTTTCGAGTTCACGGCCAAACATTTGCACATCGCCGCGCGCCTCTTTCCATCTCCGACCCTCTTCCGTCAAAAGATTGATGCTGTCCCGGCGGGCATCGTTGATAAGTTCGAATCTATCCTGCAGATTTTCATATTCCAGCCTCGATCGGCCCAACGCCTCTGCCAAGGCTTTGGTTTGCAGCGCCTCGATTCTCAATTCCTTTGTGGCTTTTTCTACATCCGACGTCATATTTGTGGCCGCGGCGGAAACGCCGGTCATTCCACCAAAACCGCCGCCACCAATAATCAATGACATCGCCCGGGCCGACTCCTCTGCGGCAGTCCGCAATTTGGCCAGGGCCGTCTTGGATTCAGCTATCCGCGTTCGCAAGGCGGCTATTTCTTGGCCCTGTCCAGAAGTCGCCGTATCGTTTCCCATCATGCCGACGCCTTGGGACGCCACTAGGGCATCGATCAGGTTTAGCCGCGCTTCCGCCGCTGCAATATCAGCTTCGGCCAACGTCCTGGCTGACGTTGATGCTTGCTGGAAAGCCGGGCCAGACAGGCCCAGGGCTTCGTCAACGGCGGTGATAGCATCAACATGAAGCCTCGCCGCCGCCTCGGCTTTACCGATGCCGCCCGCCAGCAAGACCGCGGCGCCAGCCGCCAGGCCGAAGGCAATAGCGATAGGATTGAGTTTCATCACCGTCGACAGCAATGCACCGGCGGCCGCGGCAGCCCTTAGACTGGCAGCGAGTTTGTAGGTGGCGACCGCTATGCCGCCAAATATCGCAGCCGTCTTGAAGGCAATAAACGACGCGATCGCCGCCGAGATCTCATTTATATTTCTCACTACAAATTCGAGCGCCGTGGCCAATGCAGGAACAACCGTATCGCCCAGAATAATTGCACTGGCCTCCATACTGGCCATGGCCGCATTGAACCGAAATCCAGACCTGCCCGCCACCGCATCAAACGCTTTGTCCAAGGCGCCCGTCGTGTCGGCCATGCGCCGGAAAATACCTTCGACGCCTGCAGCATTCGCGCCGGTCAAGGCGAGGACCGCATTAACCGCCTCGACCCTTCCGAAGATCTTAACCAGGGCCGTTTCGTTGGTGCCGATGACGTTGCGGAGTTCGGTCAACGTGGCCAGAAGGCCCTTCTCTTTGATATTTTGCCGAATGATCGCATAGCTAAGGCCGTAATCCTTTAAGACCTTCTTGCCCGTTTCCGCCTCCTTCGCCAGCGCAACCAAGACCCCACGCAAGGACGTCACCGCCTCGCTGGTTGATATACCAATTCTGGTCAGCGATGCGACCGAGGCGCCAACCTCGTAGAATTTAACGCCGGCGTTTTCCGCGACGGACATCACCTGGCCGATCGAGCCAGCAAGTTCGCTGGCTTCCAGCTTGCCTTCACGAACGGTTGCCACCAAGACATCGGTTGATTGTGCCGCCGTAAGATTGGCCGATTTGTAGGCATTCATGGCGGACGTCACGGCATCCGCCACGTCCTTGGTTTCCCCCAATCCGGCGGTCGCGGCCTTAGCCGATACCGTAAGCGTGTCGACGGCTTCCTGCCCCTGGATACCGGCGGACGTTATGAAGAAAAGTGCATCGGCCAATTCGCCCGGGCCCTTGCCAACGGCCGGCCCCATCTCAAGGATAGACTTATTGAAAGAGTCCACCTCAGACTGGGCCACGCCAACAAGGCCGACAATCTGTTGCAATGACGTCTCGTACCCAGAAAAGGTTGTTCGCAATTTATCGAGGGCCAGGACGCCAACCAACGAACCGGCGCCGGCGCGCAGCCGGGAGAATTGCCGGGATACATTCTGCGAAGACCGCTCGACTGCCTGCATGGAACGCCGCATCTTGGCGGTAGACGAAGAAATATCCCTTTGGGCCCGCTTCAAATCTCGCGTGAAGGCCGCGCTTTGCAACCGCATGTCGGCAACGAGCGATCCGATCCTGGCCATGGCCCACCTATTTCTTTGCTAATTTCCTGGCTTCCCGCGTCAGGCCTTGCGCCATGACCCGACCCATTTCATTTAACGCCTCGCCGGCCTTGTTGTCCATCGCCGGGCGCATGAACGGCTTCGCCGCTGCATTCTTGGTACCAAACTCGGTCAAATGAGCCCGGCCACTGGTTGGCTGCTTGAAGCCAATCAAAACCACGCGCTCGTTATCGTCTTTGTTTTTTCGTTCCGTCTCCGTGACAATAGAGTCACGCAAATCACCAGAATCCTTCGGCACCAATCGCTTGGCTTCCGCAACGATGACCTTGGCGCCGGCGCGCAACGACTGATCACCAACCCTAGACGCAACATTCGGGCCCAGCGCCTTCAAGACGCGCTCCATGTCGGCAGCGCCTTTGATGTCAAAGTCAATGATGCCGGCCATTAGGGCTTTACTTTCTCCGCCGTTTTTATGCGCCCGGCAAACATACCTCGAAATTCGGCGCGTAGTGGTTTCGTGTTTATTTTAACGGATTTGGTTACGGCTTCATAATCCGGGATGAAATCTCTGGCGAGAATGGGCTTGCCGCTCTTCTTCCGCATGGGCGAGGAATTGACGACGGCCGAGGCGATCGTTCCGGCCCTGTGCCAATCGACGTCATTGCCCCACGGCTCGACATCGTAGAACGCCGCCCATTCTTGAAGTTGCCAATCAGTCAGGGAACTTTCAAGAAGATCGACATCCAATAAGCCGAGAGCCAGCGCCAGCCGATATAAGAACCGGCGCCGGCGACTCAGTTTCCCCGTGGTTCCGCCATCCCGTTAACCCGCAGCGCCGCAGTTTGTAGCGGGTTATATACGAACGCGGGCCGAGCCCTCAATTCCTGCTCAGACCCAGGCGGCACCAAACGCTGGCCGGCCGCATCGACGACGGATGCCGCGGTGACATGCAAAACCAAGGCATCTTCGTCAAAGGCATCTTCGTCGGTTGCCTTCTTGCCTTCGTGAAGGCAGCTTTGCGTTATCGCCTGCAGGGCCGCCGCCGATAGGGGCTTAACGAAAACATCCATATCAAGGCCATCGATCTTGACCAGCACCGACTTACCAAGGGCGAGAGTCTTGGTCAGGAAATCGGCCTTTTTAGCCTTGTCGATTTTCTTCGAAGTCATCGTAGATCCTTTTTTTAGGCGAAGGTCAGATCGCCGGTTGGTTTCAGCGTCACGGACAACATCAAGACGCTATCAATCTCAATTTCGTTAACTTCCCATCTGGTCACCAGGGCCGAGAAAGTCACCGTCTGGGCCGGCGAGTCCGTGAAGGTGACCCGATAGGTCCGAGAAGTTTCCGCGTTGATGTCGGTGCGGAGCGCCGCATGGCCGGCGTTGTCGGGATCATATTGCATGATCAGTTCAATTTCCGAGCCGTCCTTGATCGCCTTTTTATATTCGCGCGCGGCCGAAGCCAGATTGGTGACGTCGATCAAGCCGCGAGATTGGCCAACCGCGCCGATTGTCTTAATCTGGGCGATCGCCGTATAGGTCAAAGGAGAGTCGGCATTGTCCCGCGCAAAGACCGTGCCGTCTGCTACATAGGTGGTCATGTGTGAACTCCGTCCATGGATTAGGCGCCATTACGACGCTGCCGCGCGGCTGCCCAAACCGCAAAAAGGGCCACCGCCGTAGGGCGGAGTTGTTATTTCTCTTCCGTCCGAATCTTGCCGCTTTTCTTGTTCTTAAACTTTCGCACATTCCTGTCACTCAATTGAGTAACCTCCACTTCGTCATCGGCATCGGGTGCGTCGTCCGGTTCTGGCGCGACCGTATCGGGATCCCTTATGAAGCCATGTTCGCCCTCTTCCGTCACGCGGAAAATGTTCGCATCGCCAAGCCCGGATATTTCAAGTGCGTGGTGCCCGTCCCTGGCGCGGATCAAATGCTGGCCGACAACGTAAATAGCCATATCTCACCTATTCAGTGTGATTGATAATATAATCCTGGATGACGCGATAGGCGAGAATTCCGTCTTCGTAGTCATCCCGTTCGTTGTCCAGTTTGATGGAAGCCTTGATTGCGGTCAAGGTTCCCGTAAATCCGCCCAGGGAAGATCGGACCGCATCTGCCAAATTCTTCGCCGCCAAGGGGGTTGCCGCCCAGCTATCGATTTGAAACCTGGCGTGCGCCCGGCCGGATGCTCCGCCCAAATGATGTAACCGCGGGCCCGATACTTTGAAATAGACAATTGCCGGCAAAACAACATCTTGCGGAAGCTGGACCGGATAAACCTTGGCCGAAACCAGGGCCGATATTCCGGCATCATTGGTCAGCCGTGTGTAAAGTTCGGAGTCAATCGACATCATGTCACCTGCGCCGTGCCGAGGATTTTCAATCCTTCCCGCCGGCCGATTTCGCTTATTCGGGAAATATCATACAAATCCCCGTCTACGTCGACTTTCATTCGACGGGTTACATCGGTCCGATGCCAGATGCTAATTTCCTTTGTGTCCTTGGCAACGGTTCCGGGGATCCCGGTGTATTCGGTTCCCGCGGCCGGCCTCACCTTTGCCCAAACGATCGCGAGATCGGACCAGGTTTCTACTTCACCGCCAACCGCATCCCGGGCAACGGTCACTTGCCGAATGGTAACCAGCCTGTCCATCTCGCCGGCGCGCATCAGCCCATGTCCCAATTACGGTAGGGGAAGATCAACGCCTTGGTGCCATTCGGCACGGATACGATCGTCGAGCCAATGACGGTATCCTCGCGGCGGCTATACATATCACCGATCAGGATCAACATGCCCTGGCGTATTTCATCCGGCACATCGTTCCAACTGCCCCCGAATCCGGCGATAAAGCGAACGGTCACCGCATTCATTTCGGCGCGCGTGCTGGGCCATGATTGGCCGTAGGCCGGGCGGATCCGGCCTGGCCAATCCCCCGTAGCGTCCACTTGATAAAGGCTGCTCAATAGGGTCTGGCTGACGCCGGCGGTGTCGGTATAGGTGATTGACGTCACGGATTGGAGTTTTGACATCGGCACGCGGATCTCAGCCGGAAAATAATCCATCACCAAATCCCACGTCTGGGTAATCAGCGCGCGGCCGGTAAAGGTTTCCACCCATCCGGTTGCAAGCGATATGAGTTGATCCAGATAGGCCAGTTCGCTATCTGCCGTGATATGCAAATGATCTTTGACTTGCTCCAATAGCAGGGGCCGGACGGTGGGCTTGGTGACTATGGCCAAACTCATTATCTATGCCCCCCTCGAATATAAATTGATCGATCGGCCGGCTGCCCGGTACTGGGTGTCATGGTGCATGTCAGCCGGTGATTGTCGCCCGCGGTCACGCCAGAAACCTTAATCGTCGCCAGAAGCGTTGTTTCCGAGGCGCCGGACAATAATGGGGCGGACGGCGAGGCGCCATCGTTCGGCGTAATTGCCCACGCTACGGAACTGATTGTGACCCCCGACCCGATCGCTGCAAGATAGGTGGTCCAATCGATGGTGTAATCCAGAGTATTGTCCGGATCGTGCAAGAGAACGGTCATTTTAGAAACCTTCCCAGATGTTCCCAGGCCACGCCTGTCTGGACGTCATAAAGATTCCACTGAGCATATGCCAGATTGCTTGCCCATTGCGAGCGGTCCGGCCGTATAGGATCTTGGGTTACGTCGTGCCGGGCAACATCCCACGCCATGGAGCCTTCGTCGAGAGCATACACCGGGACGCCAGCTAATGCAGCATCAACGCCAGAATTTGAATTGCAGGTGATGACGGCCGCGGCGCCGGCCAGGGCAGAGGACAATTCACCAGATAGGCCAATGGCGCCATCCGGCGTTGGCGTGGAGCCGGCCATTGGATGGGCGCGAAACATGACCGGCATATCCAAGGCGCTGCAGGCCTCGATCGCAGCTTGATACCATCCCCGAATATCCAAATGCGCCACGGATTGATCACCGGGAACCTGGCCCATGAGCAATATATAATCTCCGCCATCTTTCCAGGGTTGCATCAAATCCGCAAAATTATCGGCGAATCGATCAGGCGGGGAGTTCTCATTGACAAAATCCGCGCGGCCATTTAGTCCGTTCCAGCCACAGCCGGACCACGATCGCCGATTGCCAATATATCCGCGCTCCATCACCAGCACATTGGCGACAGGGTTTGGGCGAAAGAGTTCCAGGCCAATCCGCCATCCCCAACAAACCGCCACATCGCCGGCAAGATGTATCTCCATCTCGGTCAACCGTTCTACGTTGATGCCGTGACGCTTGATGCCTTGCGCCATTGCATCGAGCCAAAATACTTGGTGTGGGTGCTGCCGTTGCGTCACGATCGAGATCATCACTATGCCGGGCCTTCCGTGTTTATCGCCACAAGGCGTTATAAGCGGTTCTCAGGGGGATTTCCATAGAGGCACGCGACCGTGCCCCGGATCATCATTTGGCCGGCCGTGCGCGCCAGCGGCAAGTCTGGGGCTACCTATCGGCATTCGACCACGATTGTCCTGCCGTTCACGTCGGGTTCAACCGGCGAACTTCCGCCTACCTGGCCATACCATTGCTCTGGGGTCCAGCCGCAGCGGAGCAAAAGGGCGCGAAAATCATCCTTGGTGTAATGCCGGTGATGGACCGGCGCCAGGCGCGGTTGCCACGCCCAGACATCTTCGTTGGGCACGCTGGCCAGCAACGTATGGGCAAAGGTACGGGCCTGCCTTAGAAACAACTCGGGATTGGCCAAATGCTCGATGACCTCGAAGGCAACGACGGTATGGGAATAAAGTGGCACCGCGCCAAGATCTCTTAAGTCACCCAAAGTGTATTTGATGTTCGGGCGGTCATAGTGTTCCGATGCCCATTCCAGGCCCTCGCGCCAGCAATCGATGCCCTCCACCATAAATCCTGCATCGGCCAAAATAGCGGTGCCGTAGCCGCTATTGCAGCCAGCATCCAAGACAAGGCCCTTGGCCCGCGTGGCTGCCCACTGGTACCGGCCAACATGATCCCCGCGCACGTCTTTAACCGTGCCGTCTGGGCTCAATCTCGCGTTTATCCAAGGATCGATCATCGCCAGTTCCTTTTTACCCAGTCGACCGCCTGGCACTTCGCCATGGCGGGACTACTGCGCCCATTGAAAAATACGACCCTGGCGCTTTCCGGAAGGCCTGTATGCTGGATCGGCGTGAAGCTTTCGATGCCGGCGTTAAATTTAGGCCAGGACGCGCCCTCATTGTCGAGGATATACGAAACCCAGCCCTGATCGCCGCGCTCGAATCCGGCATCCTCGGCTTCTTGTGGCCCGGTGTTCGGATCAAATCGGTTCCACACCTCTGGAAAGGCGCCGCCATCCATCAAGACAAATGAGGTGTTAAACCGGGCTTTCCTATCGGCGGGAATCTTGTTCGTTTCCCATGCCGTAAATGGCGCGTCGGTATCGAGAAGCGGCGCGATGTCGTCGACGATAACAACGTCTAGGTCCATCATCAAAATCCGCTCGCCAAACCTTTTCCCGGCTTCTGGTTGAAACGCGAAAAGTTTCGGATAATAGGTGCCCATTTCTTTCACCGATCCAGGCATTGTCACCACCCGAACGGCGGGGATTATGCCTTGCGGATTGTCCGTCACGCAGACCAGTTCGTGCGGGATGCTCAAATGACGCTTCAACATGCTATGGAGATTGTTGACGTAGTGGTGATCATATCGATAGTAGGGGTTGTTCCGGAAATCCGGATTCCACCATTTGAAGCATAAAACGGTGAGCATCAGAGAAGCACCTCCGCCCTTGGAATTCGCCAGCATTGGTGGCCATGCCTTTCCCAGCCCGGCAGCATTTCATCGATCACCGTAGCCACCGACGGATATTGCCAATCATGGCCGCAGATCCAGCGCCAGCCGATATAAGAACCGGCGCCGGCGACTCAGTTTCCCCGTGGTCCAGCCAAATTCCTTAACCCAGCTTTCTAGCAGTTTCCAATGTGCGGTCTTGCGGCCTTCCTTAGTCGGCTCGTTGCGGCTGCGTGAATGATTTTCCATCATCAAATGACCTCCTTCTTTTTGCCGGCATCATAAATCTGCGTTGCAGGCTCATAGTCCCGCAAATCCTCGATATGGCGGTCTTTCCGGGCGGCCAGCCAGATCAACTCGCCGGGAACCCGCGTTGTCGACCATTGTTCGAGGATCGTGAATCCGTTTTTCGACACGAAAGCGCACATCGCCGGGGCGCTGGTAATGTGCAGCCCGTGGTTCTTGAAGCCGCTGACTGGCGAATGGGTCAGAAAACACCCGCCGACCTCGACAGCCCGGAGCGCGTTGGCCCAGGCATTGTGAGCATTCCAGACGTGCTCGATGGTTCCCATGTTGAACACCGTCCGGTGGGTTTGTGACAGCCCTATATCGGTATTGAGGTCAAGTTCCAGATCGCCGCCGTCGAGGTCCAGATCCTCGTATCCGTCTCCGACCCACTGGCCGAAATATTCATGCGCCGTTGGAAACGCCGGCAGGACGCTGCCCGTCGCCCCCAGCATCAGCATGGCGGGTTTGTAATATTTAGCGAACCGCTCAAGAGGCGTCGTGTGCTCTGGGTGGATCGTCATAATAGATGCCTCACAGATGTTGGATATTCGCCGTCATAAAGCGCCAGAGGATGCCGGCGATCCGCGATGTTCTGGAAGTGTGGATGCTCTTTCCAGTCTTTCGGCCATTGGATTGTCGCGGCCTCGAAACTCTTCCTGGACCATTTTAAATGAACGAAGGCCGGCCGGTCTATCGTCGCCGTCGGATCCCCCGCATTCCTCAGGCTTTGCGTCATCGGGCCTTGCGCGTAGTGGGTCTGGCCGGCCAGGTAGACGCCATTGGTGGGGCACTTGGGGTGGCTGCCTATATGGGTCAAAGCATCGCCGACAATATCGGTTCCCTCGAATTTGATCCTGTCGTGGCCAGCGGCCATCAGCTTCCGTATTTCAGCGCCGGCCCAGTCCATCATAACCATATCGCCGTCCAGCTTGACCAGATGCTTCCGCGTGGCCTTCGATTGGGTGAAGTTGTATAGCGCCGCGCTGGATCTCTTGTCCGTCGCCGGGATGTCGTCATGGCCCGGGCCCATCGGCCAGATATCATGCGGATAATCGAAGACCTTAACCTTCTCGCGGTGCACCATTTGGAAATTCAAGGCAATGTCCATGGTGGCATCCGTCGAAGCGTTGACCACCACGATCAATTCATCACACCAGTCAACGAAGGATTCCAGGGCCAGGCGGCACCAAACTTCCTCGTTGCGGATCCGGACCAAGCCGGACAGGCCCTCACGCATTGATCAACTCCATAACCCGCTCATAAAACGACCAATTCTGGGCCCGGCAATCGGCAAGCGCATTGGGGTGTTGCTTCACCCAGCCCGCAACGCCCCGCCAATCGTTCGCGTTCGCGATCATGGCGGCCGGGAATTTCTGACGCCAGAACTTCGAACTATAGGGCTGGAATATAACCCGCTTGCCCAGCAATGTTGCCCAGTACATCCCGTGAAAAGAATTGGTGACTACCGTTTCGGCCGAACCAAGAAACATTATAGTGTCTTCGAATGATTCGGTGTTCTCCATCGTCGGCAGATCATTCGCTCCCAACGGATACCGGCTTTTGATCTGGGGAGATGCGTTCATAAACCGCACGGCCTCATGCTTCACATAATATTTCAAATTAAACAAAGGCGACATGCAGGACGCGCAGGGCACATATTTTCCCGTTACTTCCCGGTCGAACGTCCATTCCCTGGTACCGATCATATCGAAACCCTCGGGATCCGGTGACGGCTCCGTCTCGCCGTGGTTTGTCGATCCGGTCCCCCACAGGATAGCCTTGGCTCCCTTCGGCGCCCGGCCCTCGGCCCAGGACGTCAACGTCCCGCCGCCAAATATAACCGCATCGCAGGGCGGTATGGCTTCCTCGTAGTTTCCAACATGATGTTCCGGCCAGTCAAAATAGGCCGCCGGCGAACTGGCTAAATCACCGATGTTTCCGGTGTTGCGTATATTTCTGAATTGGATCATTTGTCGCTCCGTAGGGCAGGGGTTGAATTTACGTCCAGGTGGACGCGGTTCAAATATTGCTTGTCATTAACTCCGCCAATGTAGCGGCCACATATCTCTGTTTTTCGAAGCTGTAATCGGCGAGAAGGTCGACCGCGGAATGAATGTTTTTTTCTCGGTATCGATGCGCGCGATGCCCTGATTGAGATCGTTGATCTTGGATGCGAGAATATTTTCGAGAATATTTGGCTTACCTTCGACGACGGTAAATCGCCCCAGAAGCTTTGCCAGTACGTCCCGCGTCCCCTCCAATAAGGGAACTTGGGAATCACAATGCTGCAGGCGACCGGACAAGGCCTGGCACATAATCAAAATCATGTCCTGGCGGATCGGTTCGGCGCACTTGTCGAGAACTTGTCCCATCGCGTTGTCAAAAGCCCAGTCGACCATCGCCAATATCTTGGCGTCGGTATTGTCCGGATCGGTGGTGCCGGCGTTACCGGTCTGGTCATACTGGGCGCGGCGTTCCGGATCCATCAAAACCTTATAGGCAAAGTGGATGCGCTCAAATTTATCGGCATCGCCGTCGTGGTCGGGATGGTGTTCTTGGGCCAGTCGATAGAAAGCTTTTTTGATGGTGGCGGCATCTGCCGAGATATCGACGTCTAGGACATCATAGAGATTAGGGATCACCGAAAACCTCACTCAAATTCATGGTAGGGAAGCAATCAATAGCACTTTGTGGTATGCTTCTCTATGCCAAAAAAATTAAATCTCGTTGGTCTTCGTGTTGGACGCATAACTGTTGTCGAGCGTATAGGAAGCGTGCGCCACAATGGGCGGTCAAATGTTACTTGGCAGTGCATCTGTGATTGTGGCATGGCAGTTATCCTTACCAGCAATACGCTAAGACATGGCGGCACGCGGAGTTGTGGATGCCTTAAGCGCGAAAACGCTGCACATTTAGCAAAAATGCACCCGCTACAGTCCACGGCCCGTGATTTGACGGGGCAAAAATTCGGACTTTTAACGGCGCAATCGCCCACAAAGGAACGGCGTCGAAAAAGTGTTGTCTGGGACTGCCTGTGCTCCTGCGGCAACCGTCATTTGGTCGCCGCCACCGGCCTGTTGACGGGTGATACCAAAAGCTGCGGCTGCACCAAAGGCGTGGCATCAATTACTCACGGAGCGACACGGCATGGCGAATGGACGCGCGAATACACAGTTTGGGCGGCAATGTTGCAGCGGTGTTCTAACCCAAATAACACCGCCTTCGATCGATACGGCGGGCGTGGAATAACCGTCTGTGATCGATGGAAGTCTTTTGAGAATTTCTTTTCAGACATGGGGCCACGGCCGGCGAATATGAGCATTGATCGAATCGACAACAACAAGGGGTATGAGCCCAACAACTGTCGATGGGCTACCGAAACTGAGCAACAGCGCAATAAAACAAGCAGTAGACTGCTGACGTGGGATGGCCAGACGCTCTGTGTCTCCGAATGGGCAGAATTATTAGGTGTCCCCAGCCGACGAATAATCAGTCGGCTGGCCCGAGGCTGGGATGTGGAACGCGCCCTAACATTTCCGTTACAGAATTGAGGGCAATGGCGCCCAAGGAAAGCATTTCAGCACAGAGTTTGGCGTCGCGTTAAAAATTTCAACTCCCCGTTCCGCCAACGGTTCAATCAATGTTGGAAAATATGGCAGCATCGTTCCGGAGTAATCCGACCGAATTCTGTCAGGGTGATCGCCAAACCAATGGGCGCGTCCAGGCTCGTCTTCGTGGGTGATGTCGTGCATATCAAACCCAACCAGGACCACGCGCCTGGCGCCCGCCTTCACGGCAATCTGGATGGCCTGATAGCCGCCGTTTCCGCCACCGGCGACGGTATCCGGTTCCTCTGGAAAACCGCCGCTATACCCGGATTGCTTATCCAGCTGGACCCGAAGAAACTTTGCCCAGGCTTCCGGTACCGTCTCCGTGCACGTCGTTCGAATGCCGGGAAATTTCGTTACCGTCTCGCGATGCCACATCCACCATTTAATATCGCAGCCGTGCAGCCAGTCGGCCCACCACGCTCCATAAATCGCATCGTTGACCGCAATCACTCGGCATTTATTTTCCAGCGTCGCCCGGGCAATTAACCGGTTTTGCGCCAGATCAAAAGACGGACCTCCGCCAATGATTACGGCCGTGGGCCCATCCGGCCACAAGAGCGGGACGGGCCAGGAATCGCGACTCATTCAGTTTCCAGATGCTTTCGAATAGCCTCGTCGGCCTCGGCAACGTGATCGTATTCCACGCCGGTAATGTTGGTGGCGAGTTCTTTGCGGCGGGTATAGTGAAAGTCTTCCCAGTCTTCCGGCACCACTACCGCGGCCGTGCCATCTTCCGACGCTTCGGCCTCTTCCGGCTCGGCAGGGTCCAGAACCATACCGCGAATTTTAGGCTCTTCGCCCACGCGGCACATGGTTCCTTGCTCCACACACCGCTGGAAAACGTCAAACGGAACTTCCAGAATTTTGCCTGCATCGTTGCCGATTAACTGTCTCGCTCTCATGGTAACCTCCAAAAAAAAGGGGCGGCCCGCTCGGAGCCGCCCCAGTTCAAGACGAAAGATCGTCTATGCGATCGCGGTCGGGCTCAGAGTGCCAGCGTACCGAGAACCGCTCAAAATGACAACAGCACTTGCGATGACGCTGTTTGCCGACGCATTCGTCAGGTTCAATTGAACGAAATGCGACAGATCCGACAATTCGGCGGCATCCAACTCGATCACATACATGATCGTGTCGTTGGCCGACGGCGTAACGCCGGTGGCCGCCACCTCTGTTCGGGCGCCCAGAGTATCGCCGGCCGCCGTCTCTTCCTTATAGACGGCGAAAGCAATAGCCGTGGCCCCAGCGGCCGCAAGCGACGTGCATTCTTTCAACGTGATTTTCGTGAAGGCTGCCGCCGAGACGCCGACCTGCACAATGATGGTAGCGTGCGCGTAGTTCTCCATCGAGAAAACGTCGCCATCCACGCCGCCGGTGATATCAATCGGGGGAATGCAATTAACCACATGCCCTTGTTCCGCTACGTTAAACCCGTTCATGGGCTTTCTCCTTTACCAAGAAATATTGGGGCGACCCGATCGAGCCGCCCCATAACGATGACTACGCCCGCGTATCCAGCGTCAAAAACGGCGATTGCGTATTTGACCCCTTGAACGGGGTAACCGGCACATTCCAGGCCGGTTGCCCATCAAGACGATAGATCCAACGGAAGGTCATTTCGTCGTTGAGGAAGCGGACGTGCATGGAAGCAGCCTGCGCGATGCCGCCCTTGTCGATCATCAGATATTGGCTCAGATCGCAAAGGAAGATGTCGCCCTTCGTGCCCAGCGTGGAGCAATACTCGACCGGAAAGACCGGACGGCCAAGCAAGGTGCCATACGGAGCATTTTGGGCCGAAGTGCCCTGGCCCGGAGGTGCGTACAAGAGCGTCACCGCCGTGCCCGAACCCAGGGTCAACTGCCACAACTGCGGCAAGATATCCTGGTTAATCAGCCAGATCGCATTCCGCGCCGAACGACGCGGCAGCCGAGCCAACATATTCAGGACGTTGGCCGTGACAACCGTTGACCCCGCCTGCCCGGATTCCTTGGCGATGCTAACCAGGGCGCCGCTGTTGATAATGCCCAACGGCTGACCAGCACCCGTGCCATTGACGATGGCGTTTTCGGCTTTGAAAGCGATCTCTTCCGTGAACGCCTGGGTCATAACGCTTGCCAACGCGGTGCTATCGGCCAGCAATTCTTCCGTGACATAGCCAAGGCCGAACAGCTTTTTCAGCGACATTTCGATTTCACGGAATTTTGGCTTCGTGCCCGTTGCCGCATCCGCTTCATTCGCCCAATAGGCCTGGACACCGCCCCAACGAGAGCCATCCACGCGGCTGGATTCGTCGATAGCCGGCAACTTGATGCCATTGGAATTAGCCGAAATCGGAATGCGCCGAGTCCGGCTCATAATGTCGCCGGCGTCATGCACCAACTCCAGCAATGCCGTTGAATGATCCGCCTGGACCAAAAAACCGCCATCGCTCGGCACAGCTTCACCCGCACCGGTCGGCGCCGCATAGATCAGGCGATTGTCGCGAGAGCCGTTGGGGTTCATTGCGGTGTACGATACCGCTTGCAGGAACTCGCCGAGATCCGGGAATTTATCGGGATCCTTTTTGACCTGGGCCGGAAGCTTATCCGCCGCCTCGGCCGGCGTGTCGGCGTTGATGTCGGCGGAAGCTTCCATCGAGCGGCGCTCTTCCATCAAGCGTTCCTCGCGCTTGATTTCGACATTAACCTTGTCCAGTTCACCGTCGTCGTCGGTCAAGGCAGACAGCCGAGTTGTTTCTTCCGGCGAGATGGTGCCGTCGTCATACTTGGCCGTCAAGGCGCTGGCTTCCGTCAGAAGCCCGGCCTTTTTATCGCGTAGCATTTTGATTCGCATAGCAAATCTCCTAAAAAATCATCCGGCTTTCGCCAAAATTTGCACCGGTATTTCCGGCACGTTGCGCGATCTGTTAGACCGCTATCGTCCAGGGGTCAAGGGCTCGACGGAGCCTTTACCCTGCAAAATTATTATCCATGCCGAAGCATGGCCAGGCGCCGGGCGCGTTTGTCGATGGCTTTTTTATGCTCTTCGTCATCAACCGATTCGCCGGCGTCCAATACTACGAGAGTTTCGTCAGGATCCACAACAGCGGCGATCGGATCCGCTTCATCCGCATTCTCTTCGGGCCGGGCCTGCCATGTGGATTCAACGAGCGAGCAGTCAAGATGTAAAGCTGTCTCGGCCTCTATTCGATAAACGGCATCGCCGTTAGCACACGCGATAATCACTTTCCCGTCTGTCATCGAGAAATGCGGATCTCGATCGGCAAACATACTCTCGACAGCAAATCGCGCCTTGTGCGGCCAATTGTTCTCGGCATAAATCTTTTCGCCGCCATCGTTTGCGAAGACGCTAAATAGCATCATCGGCAGGCCAGAAAATTCGGACGGTTCCTCTTCGCCTTCATGCGTTTCGGTTGCCGCCAGGGCTTCCCCAAGGTCATTGGCATTAGACCCCACAATATAGGTATCCAAATTTTCAGCCACTCCGCCATGGGCGAGATCTTCGCTGCGCCGCTGGTCGTCAGACCCAGTGGCCGGCCTCACACCAAGGCGGGCCATTGCAACGTCCAGCGTGGCGATACGATCAATCATGCCGGCGGCAAAGGCCTCCCTTGCCAGAAACGACCTGCCCTGGCCGAAGTCTGATTTTACCTTCGATACAGGGACGCCGCGGCCGCGCGCCACGTCCTTCAAAAAACCGTCATAGATTGTGTCAACCTGGCCCTGCAGGAACTCCTTCGCGGCATCGCCGAGTGGTTCATAGCCGTTGAATTCAACCTTGTGCGCTCCCGCGTAAACGAAAGTCGGCTTGATCCCGGCTTGTTCCAGGGCCCCGGAAAAATCCATGTGCATCGCAAAGACGCCGATCGATCCGACGTCCGCCGACGGCACGGCAATGATTTCCTCGGCCTGCGATGCGACATGATAGGCCGCGCTGGCCGCCAAGGGATTAACCAGGGCAATAACTTTCTTCGTGGCCCGGGCAGCATAAACGGCATCGGCGGCTTCTTTCGTTCCCGTTGTCTGTCCGCCAGGGCTGTTGATGTCGAGAACAATCGTGCCGATTTCCGGATCGTTGGCCAGCGCCTTGATGGTCTGCGCCAGGAGCAGGGACGAATAGGCATATGGTTGCCATTCGAAATCGTACAGAGCAATGCCGTGAACCGAAACGATGGCCGTGGCCTTACCGCCCTTTCCAGGGATAAGCGTCGGCGCCGAACGGCGAGCCGCGACGATCGCCCGGGCTTCGTTATCCAGGGCCCCATCATCGTAAGCCTCGAAGATCTCAGCATCGCGAGCGCCTTGGTGCCGGATGACGCGCTCCAAGGTCGGGAACAAACTGGCGCCCCAGCCATCGTGCACCTGATAGGCAAGCGGCCGACCCGCGCATGAGCGAAGGGCTCTCCGGTATTGGCTCAATCGTCCCATGACCTATCTCCCAGATAAATACGGTTCAAGCATCGCTATAATTTCGTCGGCGCGGCCATCATCCCACCGATCAAGCATCCCTGGCAAATCGTTCGCCGCCAGGACTTCGGCCTTGGCATGATCGCAATATTGTTTGGCCACGTCTTTTGTGACAGACAGCAAGCTTGTCACCGTTGAGACATGACCGCCAAAGAAAACCGCCACCCACTCCCGAAAGGCGTCGGCATCACCGGCGAGGCGCAAGGCGCTCTTTCGCATGGCCGCGGCCTCTTTGGCAACCAGCTTCTTGACTTGCGCCGCCTGGCTGTCATCCGTCAATCCTGAATTATTTGGCGCCGCATTCGTCGGCATCACCAACTTGTCCCCGCCGGCGATCGGATTCATGCCTTCGATTACGCGCACTTCGTTCGACGTCATCCACGGCGGGTGCCCACCGGACCCCAAAGCCTTCGCAAAGTATTCGGCTCGGGATAGACTATCGCCGCGCATAAGCGCGTCCATGTTAAACTTTGCGCTATAAATTCCGGTCGCAACGATCAGATCCCGCCGAATCGCCTGCTCAATTCTCCTGGCCCAAGGGCGCAAGGTGTACTTCACAAAGTCGATGGCCTGGGCTTCCACGGTCGCCCGGTTTGTCTGGTCATCAATTCCGAGCATATGGAGCGGGACGCGAAACCGCTGGGCAACCAAAGTGACTTGCCATTTCCGCGCTTCCAGCAATTGTGCATCCTTGGCCGTATCGCTGCCTCGCTCGAACTTCATGCCTTCCTGCAAAACGATTGGGCGATGCGCGTTCTCAATCCCCGCGGCTGTCCGCATCAAACTATTGATCAAATTTTTCTGGGCGTCCGACGTCAACGTCGCTGGATGGATCAGAAATCCGCCAATATTCAATTTGTTAGAGAATACCCGCGAAGCATAGGCATCCGCCGCCATGCCCAAGCCAATGTCTTCCGCCGCAAGGTCGACCACGCGCAGACCGGTTATTCCGTCGCCGGAAAGCCCTGGGAACCGAAACATCTCTTCTTGCAATAGGACGCGCGTGGTCCCGTTCGGCTCACTGATTTTGAATCGCAATGTCCCGTCCGACAATCGTTCGGCTTTTACTCTGGACGTCCGGATAGGCAGCAATTGGTCGACGGCGCCACGGCGGCCGGGCACTATCTCCGCATAACCCGTTCCTTCGAGAACGGCGTTGAGCATCATAAATTCCCAGAACTCGACGGCCGTTTGTGATTGGTTTGGCTGATACCGAATCAATTCATCGAGCGGATGATTTGGCGCCGGCTCGCGGCCGGCAGCGCCCATGTCTCGGTACATTTGCAGGGGCATGGTGGCCATGGTTTCGGCGAGAACTTTGACCACCGCATAAACGGCGGAGGCTTTAAGCGCAATTTGCGGAGAGACGACCATGCCAGATTGGGTTTCTCTTCCGCCGAAGCCTTCATACCAGAAATCATCCGCGGCGCCAGGGCGAGGCGTCTTCTCAGAAAACCACGGCAAGGCAGATGCAAATTGACCAGCACGCCAGGCAACCGCTACGCTTTTATTAATCCAGCCCATATCAGCCTCACATAAAAACGTCTTCGGATTCGTAAATTGACGGCTTGTGTTCGTCGGCCAACCAGCGTGCAAGAGCCATCAAAATCGCAATCACGCCGTCAATCTTGTTTTCCGGTCGTTCTTTTCTGGGATAGATATTGTCTTTGTTATCCAAATGGCAGACGACATTCGATACCATCCAAGCCAGCACAGGACAACCGTCGTGATGAAAGCGGCCCGAGATGACCAGCGCCTCAAGTTCTTTCATGGGCTCCGAAAAACTCAAAACGGTTGGGCGCACCTCGACCATTTCAAAACCCTCGTCACTCATTCGGGTTGAAAATTGCGTGGCCTGGAAGGGATCGTATGCAACCTCTCGGATCGTATATTTGCCGATTGAATCTTTTAGGTCGTCCTCGATTCGAGAGTAGTCAATGATATTGCCGGGCGTAGCAATCAAGCGCCCCTCAATTTCCCAGCCTTCGTATTGGCTATTGGTTCCATTTTGGATTGTCTCTTCCGGGAGATAGTATTGCCCGAAGGCATAGTAATGATCGACGCCATCGATCTTTCGGCGAAACAAACTAGCCCGGGCCGCAATGTCAATTTTACTGGCCAGGTCGAGCCCGCCGATGCACTCTTCGCCGGCGAAGTCTGCAATGTCCAAGGTTGGATCGCCCGCACGGTCCCAAGCCCTCATATCCATCCAGGCGGTGTCGGCGTTGGCCCAGACGTTCATTCGCTTTGTCACGAAATTGTTCTGGGCCGAAGGCATCTCCATAGCCTTGCGACATTGCCGCGCGATATCTTCCACATAGACGCTGACGCCAAGATTGGGATTTGCCTTTGCCCAAACCTTCGGATCGGTCCAATCGTCGCCATCATCGATGCTGTAAATTATTCCGAAAAAAGTATCGTCTTCTGTTAGCCCCTGCAGGATCTTCGTGAGATAGGTTCGCAGTTCGTAACAGATCCCGGCGCGATTGGATCCGGCGGTAGTGATTATCCACATCATCGATTGAAGTCTGGCGCCGGTGCCCGTCTCGATCACGTCATAAACGGCGCGCGTCTTATGGGCGTGCAGTTCATCGATGATGGCAATGTGCGGGTTTTTCCCTTCGAGCGATCCACTCTCCGAATGCAATGGCACGAAAGACGAGCCGGTGGACTGGACGTTGATGTTGTGGGCCAAAACCTCGACGCCGAATTTCTCGCGCAACTCGGGAGATCTCTGGACCATTTGCTTGGCTACATCGAAAACGATCTTCGCCTGATCGCGATTGACCGCCGCCGCGTAAATCTCCGCGCCCTCTTCCCCATCGTCGGTAAGACCATAAAGGCCGACGCCGGCCGCCTTTGTTGACTTGGCATTTTTCCGGGCCACCTCTTCGTAGGACGTTCGAAAGCGCCGCGTTTTGTCAATTCGGTGTTCCCATCCAAATGCCACCGCAAGGCCGAAACATTGCCAGGGCTCCAATCGAATGCGCTCTCGCCGTTTGGCCCAGGCGCCTTTGACGTGGTGCATATGCTCAATGAAATCGCAGATGGCTTCGGCGCGATCCACGTTGAATTCATAGGGCCAGGACTCGTCTTCGTCGGATCGAACCATGTCCTTGCTTTGGCGCTCGCAGGCTAAAATGGTCCACTTCCCAGCCACAATATTGCCGCCGATAACATCGTCCGCATACTGCATGGCCGAGGTGACATATGGCCCGATGTCGTCCGTCGTCATGCTCTGCCCTGCTTATCCCAAGCCGACGCGGTTTCTTTCTTGGTGGCGGTGACGCCGCTCATGGACGATGGCGTCATCCCGAATTCCCGCGCGGCTCGCAACATTTGATCCATGGCTTTGTCAGAAATGGTCAAGGCTGCGGACTTCATGGGAAAGCCGTTGGGAGACATGACCAGCGCCCCGTATTTTTGAATGTTTTTCTCGGCATCAATCCAGCGACCGTAGGCCACGCAATACGCCATCAAGGCGGATCGATAAATGTCACTCAGAAGGCCAAGTTTGAAAAGCATCGGCGCCACGCGCAACCACTCTTCGCGCGCATCATCGCCGAGCATGTCGGGACATTCCGGAATGGACAACTCGGGCTTGGGTTCATCCTTGTTCGGCGGACGCTTGCCGGGATTGCCCCTGACCATACTGAGTACCGTTGGCTTTTTGGGTCGGCCTGCCGCCATCGAAATTACTGCCCCTTCGGTCGGAACCCCCCCTTCGGAATTTCGCGACCATAAAATATTCATTACCCCACCGGTCTAGTCGGATCGACCCACTAAAAATGGACCCCCCCAC